CTTAAAACCAAATGCTTCTAGCCAGTGATGGGCCGTGTCGTGACCATCCATCGACCAGCAATCCAGGCGCACCGGCTCATAACGGTTGATCTCAACCATCATTTGGCGGCGCACGAATTTGGTGACCGATAGCGCCACCTTGATCCACTGGTCAGTGGCGAACATCCAGACCGACCATACTTTCGGGAACCTCTCGGTGCCACCGAAGGCGACAACGGGTTGGCCGGCGAGCAAGGCGACAAATTTAATTTTCGACTGGCAACTAGCCGCCGCCAGGTTTTCCGGCGTCGGGTTCCACCAGTGCGGATAAATTTCCTCGGCGTCCAGCTGCCGCATGCGCCGCGCCACATAGACAACGTCGGCGTATGCGGCCGGGACTATCTCAACCGAACGCGCCATCGCCGCTGTCGATTACGGGGCGTCCATCCATCATTAATCCGGTCTTCGCCATCTGGGCGATGTCGGCATTCTCGTCGCCGTCTCGCAACCCCACGGCAAGATAACGAAATGCGTCGGCGAAGTGGCTCGACCAGTCATGGTTGGGCCGGCTGTTCCATTCGCCGGTGCGGTCATTCATGGTGCGGTGGTAGTGGCGCAGCGCCTTCAGCAGCGGTGCCGCGTTTCCACGGTCGAAGTAGCAGCGCGGTATCGTTCCCCGCACCGCCTCGATGCCGTCCATCACCGTCAGCTTTGCCACGACGGTCGGCCTGACCTTCATGGCTTGCAGCATTTCGTATCGGGACGAACCGGAACCCAATTCGCGCACCAAAACATCGTGCGGGAAATAGTGACGACCGTAGGTATAGGGGCGCTCCCGTAGCGTCTTGACGTAGTGGTGCAGCCCTTCGCCGCTGCTGTCGTAGGAGTCGATGATCCGTATCTCGTTCCGGTGAGTCTGGAAAAAAATTATTACTGTCGAATCCGCGACGCCCAAATCCCAGGCGGTGTTCACCTCAAGGTTGGGTTCCCACGGCACGTTGCCGATCTGGTCGTTGGCGTCGGCCCGGTCCAGGGCGTCGGCGTAGTATGCGCCGACCAGTGCGGCCGACCAGCTTACTTCGTATTCCTGGGCGAATTGCGAGGGGTCCATGGTGGCCCGCGCATCTTCCAGTTCCGCGGCTGGCAGGACGTTCGTCTCCGACGCCGGCATCCGCATGGCGAACCAATCGGGGGCGCCCTTTTCCACCTGCAAAATGGCGTGTTCGTAGATGTCCTTGAACTGGTTTTCGCCCCTCGGCGTTCCGATCCAGAGGCACGCCCCTGTTCCAAAGTCCGACAGGGCCGGCCGGATGATCTCGGGGTAGAGCCGCGCATTCATGTCGGCAAATTCATCGAGTACGGCAGCATCGAGGCGCATGCCGCGCAGGGCGTCAGGGTTCTCGGCGCCCAGCAACCAGATGCGCTTTCCATCCGGCAGGTCGATGCGGAGTTCGGCCTCATTGAAATTCACGCCGGGGATGACGCCGGCGTATTCGCGGAACATCGTCCACGCAATTCTCTTGGCGGCGCTGTAGGTCGGCGCGATATAGGCGCCCTGCGCGTTCTTGTTGGGGCAGGTCAGTATGCCTTGCAACAGCCAGTTGACCGCCATCGCGGTCTTGCCGAATCGGCGATGGCAAACCGCCACATTGAACCGCTTGGCGTTCTCATGGAACACCGCCTGGAACGGGCGCGGCCGGTACGGAATGATGATCGCTTGCGGCGCCGCTTTCCTAGCCATCGCTCTCCCCGCTCTCGCCCAGGAACATCAGAAGCACCCGCCGGTCGCCCTTGTGGCTGGCAACCGAATGCGCCCTATCAGCGCGAAAAAACTGCAAATCCCGGTATCCGAATATCGGGTTGTCGGGGTCTTCGCGAAAATAAAAGCCGCCACCGGTGAAGTCCCTGGCCGGGTCTGTCAACAGCACCCGCGCCGAAACCCGGCACCACGCCATGTGGCCTTTGTTGCCGGTATCGATGTGCCAGGGATGACCGATGGATTTCTGTTCCACCCGGCAGTAGGCCGGGTCGCTTGTGGATACATCCGGGAATACCTCGCGGATATGCCCGACCAGCCGGTCGATAACCTTGTGGCTGAATATCTTGTACTGGACCGTCGCCGCCAGGTCGGCGGCTTCGTCAACCGTTAGCGCGTTTGGCACCACGTTCATAGCTGTCAACCTGCGCCTTGCGGGCGGCGATCTCTTCCGGCGAACGGCCCTTGTCTTTAGGACGGCCCGTGAACTCCGTTTCCTTTTTTGCCTTCGCCTTCTTCTTGGGCGCGGGCCCGCTGGTCGATTTCGGCATCAACATGATCTATCACCTGTATGTTTTCGTTTACCGCATCCATGTTCCATCCGCATTTCGGGCAGGAACTCGGCCCGGTATCCCAGCCGATGACCATCGGGCCTTCGTGTGATACCTCGAGCTTTTGACGCGGCTGATAATGCGGCAGAAGTTTTTCGGCCGACCATTCGTCGTGCCGCATCTGCTTATCAGCCGCCATAATTTCGTCGCGGGTAGTCGCCGCCCGCAATTTGATTTCGCTTTCTTCCATTTTTATTTCGATGCCCATGACCCACGCGGCGCGGTATAGGTCATCAAAGGCTTCATCCTTCTGCCGGAAGCGAAGTACGGCCGACCGGTTCAGACCAATGTCGGCGCATGCCTGGAGTAGGGTGCCGCCGTTCGCCAGCGTATCGAGAATCGTCTGGCGTTTGTTTTCGTCTTCCGCCAGGACAGGGACGTTTCGCGCCAATGTTTGCACCTTGCAAAAAAAATGGACCGGCGCGGCGGCGGCGATCCTTAGTTTGTGCCAATCTTTCCAGGGAGAAGTTCCAATTGGCGGTGTCTAACGGAGAGAGGCGGGCCGTCAAAACCCACCCTCAACCCTCTTTACAGTATAATGATGGTTGGGGTCAAGAAAAAATACTATTCCGCCATCCGGTAATAATCCGCCAGACTTTCCAGCGCCAGCCGCAACGCCACCATGCCGTCACGATCCGGCCGGCCGGCACCCTCGACGCCGGTCCAGGAACCCGCCGTATGACCATGCCCCAGCACATGCACCAGCAGCGCACCGAGAGGCTTGCCGACTTCCTGTACGGCCGCATATATCCGTGACCGTGCAACATGCACCGCTTCATTATCGCCGGCAGACTTGTCAACCCGCACGGCGTCCATGTTCATCGTCGCATAGCGCGGCCCGATTCCAGCCCGCCAAAAATCTTGCTGGAACATATCGCCGGCACGGTACTGCCGATCGGAAATCGAGTGCCGGCGCCAATACATCATCAGCGCATCCGCCGTCGTATTCCGTACCCGCGTTGCGCCGGCAACGGCCGTCTGATCCTCAACGTAATCACCATGCCCCCGCGCCTCAGCGGTACCGTGGTCAAACGTCTGTGCAGATTTCTTCTTGCGTGGCTTCGCCATCCTGTTTTTCCTTGTTGCCAAAAATACGATCCCAGCCCGCATCGCCGACGGTGACGGGTTTAATCACCCCAGCAACTCCCGCCGCACCGCCAAGAACCACGCCACCAACACGCCAACCAGCGCAGCGGTGATGATGATATTGCCGACAGTGAGGATCAAAAAATAGGCCAAGCAATGCTCCTGTATTCCACAGGGACTCCAGCCTGGTCAGCAGCGGCGATGCCGAAAACCATCCCATTCGATACCCCCCGGTCAGTGTAAACAACCGCCGCTTCAGCAACGCCCAGCCATGCCAAGCCGGCGTCGATGCCAAGGCGCCTATCGGCAGGAACGGCGTCATCCAATATCCCCGGCTGGGTGTAAAGCAAATGGCTGGCAAGGGGCGCCTCGCCACGCTGCAAGGCGTCCCTGACACAAGCACGGGCATAGGCCGCGTTCGCATCAACATCGCCCGCATATGGGCTTTCTAGGATTACAAGGCGCATGTCTGTCATACGCCGCAAATCCCAGCGCATTCGTTGCCGAATAGGTTGATCTGCCCTTTGTCCTCTAGGTTGCGGAAATCCACTTCGCCGAGAGGCTTTAGGCTACGATGCATAAATTCCTTGTTCCGCATCCCGTTCCGCATCCCGTTGTCCGCGTCCACCGCGTCAGCAAAGCTGTCGGGGTCGTTCATTTTCATGTCACGCCACATGGCGTCATTATGGTATGGGCAACCAATACACGCGCTCTTAGCCAGCGCGCGGCCGGGGTAGTTCTCCGAGAACCATTTGACGCAGTCCCGGCGCGATATACCGGCGTCAATTAGCGGCCATATATTTTCGATGTAACCAATATTCGACGGTTTCATTCGCTGTGCTTCATCGGTTGAAATCCCGATCCACATTTGCGCGGCACCTTTGGGAATGCGCTTCCCGGCTGGATGGTTCAGCAGTTCTTTAACCTTGTCGCGGATCGGGTAAATTTTGTATTCCTTTGTGCATTGACGTCTCCCCATGCCGCCGTTTTCCGTAAAATACGGGATGCTCGCGAACCGCTTACTGCCGCCGCTTACTGCCGCCAATAAATCGGCGCGGATATCACCCTTGGAAACGCGGTAAACCGGAAAGGGCAGTTGCGTTTCCAACCAATCTAAATGACTGTAAATCGCTGTCGGCTCCCATTTCGTATCCGCGAATATCGCCGCATCCGGCATAGGCGTAATTTCCCCCTTCGCCGCCATCAGTGCCATCGTTGACGATTGCACGCCCGCGCCTAGTGAAATGATGTTCATCACTTGCATGTCAGATTGGTCCTGCAATTAGGTTGGCCCAAAGGCGGGTTCTGAAAATTGGCCTCGCAATTGGATGAGGCTCCCTATCGATACCAGTAAGGGCCGCGGCCGGCGGGGTACCCGTCCGATATGACCCCCCCCCCACAAAAAACCCCAGATTCCTGGGGAAAACAGCCGATCGATGCCAGCCTGTCAAACAGCCAGTCGAACGTTAGCCAACGTGACAGATGTGGGTAGGAGCATGGGTACAGGCCAACCCATGCATAGAGAATGGCTGTCACCAAGGGATTTAGGCCACAGTTCGAAGGATACCATAGGCTTCTAACTAAGGCGCGGTGCCGGGGTTGCGCGGGCGATGGCGGCGACACATCTACATCACACATCACCACCATCACCTTCCCCCTTCGATCACCCACAGCATCAGTACCAGTCCGACGCCAGCGGCGATGATGTAGATGTACGTTTCCATCAGAACGGTATATCGTCGCCAAGATCGTCAGCCCGATCGTTGGCGCCATTACCATTACCATTGCCCTTGGCCTGGACATGGTCGGCCGGCTGGTAGTCCTGGGTGTCATCGAACACCACGATCCGGCATTCCAGTTCGCCGCTATCATTCATGGTCATCAACGGCAATGCATCCATGGTGATGCTGAAGCCGTCCTTGCCTTTCATCGGCCACATGACGCCGACTTTCGTCCACCACGTCTTGCCGTCCTTGCCCTTCCGCGGCACTGCTAGTCTGTATCTATCTGCCATCGTCCTGTTCCTTCTTGCATTTGCATGTGACCATCGTTGGAAACATCGCGTTAGTCCTAAAGTCTGGCACCTTGCCGGTATCGTCGCAGCGCGGGCAGGGCGCCTTCACTTTGCCAGCATCTTTTGCCTTTCCCATCGTTCAGTCCTTTCTAAGTGCATTTGAGATCACACCATTGAAGTGACCAGCGATGCTGCCGGCAACTTGGTCTGGCCCTGCCATCAGCGCATCCAGCTTGAACTGCCGCTTGTCCGTTCGCCATCGCAGTTCTGTCGCCAGGTCGGCCCAAGCCGGGAACCAGATATTGGTGTCAGCGTAGGACCGCAAGACATAGGTCACGATGTCGGCAGGGAAGCGTGACAACTCATCCGCATAGACTGACATCATCATCGACAGTTCCGCCTGTTCCATGTTCCTCGACTTGGTCATCACCTTGAGGCGGGTCAATTCCTTCACCGCTTCGGCGCGAGGCAACGGCATCAATGATGCGGCCAGGATCGTTATCGCATCCTGGCGGTCCTGGGTTGGGATTGCTGTCATCAAAATGTATCCGGTCAGCATGTAGTCCTTGTCCGTCTGTTCCGCCAGCGATTGCGTCACGGATCGAGGTAGTGATGCTTGCACTTTTTCGTCCATTATTGCCGGCGGCGTTGTCAAACTCGATTGACCGCCGAACCCAGTTTCTCCACGTTGCCGGCCAGTCGAGTTTGGTTCCACCGCGCCCGACACTGCCAGCCCAGTAGTCTTTGAACCTGTTGATCTGGTCATGGGTTTTCGTTGCTCCTATGAGATTACATGCGAACTGATATTCTGTATCGGATGGTTGCCATTCTTCCGGCAGTCTCGTTCCTCTTTTCTTTTGGCCCCCCGAAGGGGGGGTTTTCTTATTCTTATGTCTTGTCTTAATAGGCATAGCGATAGCATCGGTGGTTTCTATAGATATCAATGGGTTGTCTTGGTCACTCTCCTGTTCCAACTTCAACTTTAACCCCTTAGCTAAGGCCTTAGCTGGGGGGTTAAGTCGTGCTTTGCGCCACCTGTTCTCTGCTGCAACGCGGGCCTTTTCGCTCCGGTCGTGGCACTGTTGAAGGGTAGCTTGGGCGCTGGTCGGGACGATGTTTCCATCGACTATTTCGATCTTGCCGGCGTCGATCAGGGACTGCCTGACGCGGCGCCATGTCCTGGGGTCGCACGCCAGATCGTAGGACCGTTTGCGCTTGTCATCAGGCAGAATGCCGTCCCTGGAAATGTACAGATCAAGAAGATCGCAGTAGGCACCGCGCTCATCCAAGGATAGTTCGCGGGTGCCGACGATCCAGTTGTCGGGATAGCGGAGATATGACTTAGCCATTAATTTTCTCAAGTTCTTCTATTTCAGCCAGCTTTTTTAACTTGTCTACACTCCAATAAACCATGCCGTGTCGGCCCCAATTATCTGAAATATGGCTTTCGTTGTTAGTTAAATATTCAAGGCTCTGGCCGAACAATCCCGTGGGACAATGCGGCGGGGATCCCCAACCCAGGTCACTGTCCGATGGCCTGTTGTTTTCATGTAGAAACAAGAGCCAAACAGGGACGGAGGATATTTCCATAACGTCTTGGTAATCGCGGTAATGGTTTATGTCGATGCCTGTTTCCCAATTCGGAGGATTGCCGTTGCGAAACCAAGTGAAGGCCGATTTTCGCTTCGCTTCCACCCAAGTTATGTCGGGGAAAATAAGCATATCCGGCGCCGCAAAATTATGGATGGGAGTAAAGAATTGCGGCCCTTTGCCGGTGTTAATCTCTTTTTCGTAGACGGGCATTACCGATTTACCCAAAGACTTGAGCCACGCGGCGATTTTACCCTCGCCGATTTGCCCGTATTTCAATGATTGCTCGAAGTTCACGGCATCCTGCCGAGTACAACGCCGATTGACGAAAATCTATCGGCGAACGCCGCGGGGTTCTTGCCAAAATAAAAGAACGCTTGCCCTTGTGTCGGCGAACAAACATTGCCATTCGCATCGGGAAACGTGATTCGGCCACGCGTAAAACAAATGGCGGAACAGGAGTTTGCCGCAAGGTGAAACCATTTCGTATCGGTATAATTATGGGTGAGAAGTATTGCCGCCGTGAGATGCCCGGAACCCCATTCCTTGGTGAGCTTTTCAACGAAATGAGTTATCAGCGGTTGAGCATATGGCGGGTTCAGCCAAACGCGGCCATGCCATGGCAGAGCTAAACCATCATCCGCCGGGGTGAAATGCTCGGCGGCTTGAACCGTTTCCTGCGCAACATCGCTACTGGCCGGATCGAGATCGATGGCGCCCATCACATCGCGTGCGGCCTTAATATATTTCTCTGGCGTGTACCACTCGTTATTGCCGCTGTTGACGGCGCGGGGATAGAGAACGCTCGGCGTCTCGCAAACCTTGATGCAGCGTGCATGGGCTTTTTCAAGTTGTTCGGCAAATTTGGTTTCGCTTTTGAGGCGGGAACGCCACCGCGAAACCGTCATAAGGTCCAGGCCAAATTTTTCGGCCTTAACACCAATAACCGGTCTGTTATCGGTGTTTCTTACATCACCCCCACCCTTGTCTTTTTCCTGCCCATCCCACCAAATAACAAAGTCTCTCTGCCCCGTCAGCTTGGCGACAATAGCCGCTTCAAGCGCCGTGCTGTCCTTGGCGCGTGCGTAGTACTTCTCCGCTGCCTCGGCGACGGCGATGGCCTTCAAACCCTTGTCAGGATCGTAATTCGCTACATCTTTCGATGAATTTACGGTGGTTATTTCACTCACCCTGCCACTCCATTTCCGCTACCCTGCCATCCATCCAGAAATAATGCTCAATCGTCCCCGCGGCATACGGGCCCGTGCGCTGTTTTTCCCGGCCATGAAGGCAAGCCTGTTCCGCGGCTCGTCTTCCAGGCGGCACCGCTGGGCTGGTGCGCCAGTATTTGCCGATGCCTTGGGCCGCAACTTCGTTTGCATAGCGGTTCGCCTCTTCACGTGTCATTATTATCGCGGCCCGAGCGGGCGCGGGTTGACGGAGGACAGAAAACCGCCAACCCGCCCGCCTCGCCTGGCGGAACCGTTACCCCCGGTGTTGGTTCCGCCGGCGCTGCCTCTAGGATGATTTGCAGCCGGCACAAGGCGTTCCAGGCAGTGTGCGCCGCGTGGGGCAGGGCGCTGCCGGGATCGTCGGCCTCGCCGCCTAATTCGGACAGCAGATGCCGCTGCATGGCGTCGGTATACCGCTCCAGCTTGCCCTCTACGGTGCGCCAGCCGCCGTCCTCATACTTTTCGGCACCGTGGGTCCAGACCGCGGCGACGGCCGTCAGGGCGCCCGCAAAGTCCGCCATCATGGCGCCGACACGCGGCTTGGCCGTGTCGTATTTGACACCTTTGACACTAGTCATATGGAAAGACCGTTATGATTGTCGCCGGCACCGGCAGGTACAGCTTGGCCGCGTCGAGGCGCACGATCTGGGCATCATCTTTGTAGACCACGCCGTTCAGCGCGTCGGTGACCAATTTGACAAGATTATCTAAATCCGGGGTCGAGACGTGCGGCAACCATCCCTGACGGGCGTCCTCTTTCTTTGCCTTCGTCCACGACTTTGGAATTTCCATCCCGAAAGACAGCATGATGTTGATTGGCTTGGTGGTCGGGTCTTCATGGAACTCCAGCGCCACCAAATTTCGGATGCGTTCCTCGGCGGCGGCGGTCTTCGCCGGCGTATAGGTGCGGCCGCGGCCAAACCGGGGCCGGCCCTTGGCAACGGGCGGGCCGTCGATGGTGAAATCGGCGAGGGGATGGCGTTTCATTCTTCGCCCCGCCAATCCCGCGGCAGATTGATGACCGCCTTGACCCGATGCTTGAGGTGCGCCGTCAACGCATCCTCGACAATGCTGGTCACCGTCACGCCTTCACGCTTTGAAATCATCTGCGCGCCTTCAATTAACGACGGCTCAAGGCGCAGAAAATATGGGGTTTTATTCAATGTGGTATTTTTTTTCAAAAAACTTGCTCTGCCATGTTGACATGCAAGATATACATCGGCTATATATACACCGTCAACCGGGAACGAACCGGTCACTAAAGCAGAAACAACGGAGAAAACAGATGGCAATTATCAAAACCGCCGGCAGACAACATCCCCAATATAAAGAACTAAAAGGGCAAGTCTTGGACACTTTGCCGCTTACAGATGAACTGGCAACTCATATCGCTAGTCAGCACTTGGTCGTGTTACGGGCTTGGGAAATTACCAAGGCACTCCAAGGGGGAAAACGTGTTTCAACCGGCGAATATCGTTACCAAGCATCATAATTATATGCCCCCAGCCCCCGGCTATTAAATTAGCGGGGGCTTTCGGGGTAGGTAAACAGAACGGAGAAAAGCAATGACGAGAATAATCAGAACCCCAGAACTACTCGGCCCCGTTGGCGATATCACACCCAAGCCTTGGGGCGATGACCCTGATTGGTGGAAACTGGAAATGGCTTGGCGAAATGATTATGACAATCAGCCCGGCCCGTCCACCTACTTCAAAAACGGATATTTCAGAGAGGGCGATATCGTGCATGCGTCCAATGGCGTCGGGCGCATAGTGAGTATTTTCTCGGAATACAGTGATTATTCCGGCGAGTTCCGCCCCAAATACAAAGTTCAGTATGTAACCAACAAGGGCGAATGGTCGAAGGTCTGGCAATATGAATACATCGGCCTCATGCAGTACGCTTATGCCAAGGCCGGCGATCCCCTCGCAACTGCACAAATAAACGGAGAAGCCTAATGTCAGAACAGTACGCCAGCGGCATCGAACACACAGGCAAGTACGTTGCCTATTACCGTGTCAGCACCTTGCGGCAGGGCGCCACCGGCCTCGGCATCGACGCCCAACGGGAGACCGTGCAGCGGTTCCTCAACGGCGGCGACTGGAAGCTGGTCGGCGAGTTCGTTGAAACCGAGAGCGGCAAGAAGAATGACCGGCCGCAACTCGACGCCGCCATAGAGCTTTGCAAGAAGACAAAGGCCACGCTGGTGGTCGCCAAATTGGACCGGCTGTCGCGCAACCTCGCCTTCATCACCAACATGATGGATAGCAAGGTGGATTTCGTCGCAGCCGACAACCCGCATGCCAACCGGCTGACCTTGCACATCCTGGCGGCAATGGCCGAATATGAGCGGGACCAAATTTCCGAGCGCACCAAGGCGGCGCTGGCGGCGCTCAAGAAAAAGGGCGTCACCAAGGCCGGCAAGAAAATCGACCGCCTCGGCCAGCAGGACAGCGCCGTGCTGCGCAATATGGGACACAATGGACGCGCCACGCAATCGGCTATCGCCCAGCAGTTCGCTGAAAATACCTTGCCCATCATCGAACAGATTCAAGCGGCTGGCTTGAAAACCCTGCGCGAGATCGCCACCGCCCTCAAGGCCCGCGGCATCAAGACCTCGACCGGCCGCGCCAACTGGCACCCGCAACAGGTCAAGTCAATTTTAGACCGGAAGGGGTAGGGGTGACAGGAATGATTAGGGAACAACCAAAACAGTGCATTGCGGCATTTACACGGGCCGTATGTTCTGATAATGTTCCAAACGGCATATGAGGGCGGCGCCGCGCAAACGAGCGCCACCATATAAAAACGGAGAATAGGGAATGCCCAAAAAAGAAAATCGGTTCTTGCTTAATTCGCAACAGGAACAACTCCGCGCCCTGCGACTGATGGGAACATCTGGCGCACGGCTGGCGATACCGCTATTACACACCGATCATGTTAGAAATGCCGCCAATGTCCTGATGGAACTGGCGCAAGTATTGGACGAGATCGCCGGCCGGAAGAGGCAGACCAACGTGAACAAAATGTTCGACGCCCGCGTTACCGTATATGGCGCCAATCAGGTGCTTAAATCTTACGCGGACGGCGATATGAAGTGGCTGGCGGGAGAAACCGACAGCCGGCTAGACAAGTGGTGAAGGGCCACATTCAACCTAACTGGAAGGAGTGGAAGCATGAGATGTTGTCGCATAATTTATAGTGAGGATAGAACGGAGCCAATCATACAATTTGTGAATTGGGTCTGGGGTTCAATCCTAGCAGCAGCGTTGATTTTTATCGCCTTGACGGCGGCGCTGGTGCTGCTATCGGTTTTTGAGGTCTGATCATGGACCTCTTTGACCGATACCCGGCAGGACCGGGAGTGGCGACCGTTGATACATCAATCGACGCCGCTGAACAAGTGCGGCCGCGGGTCAGCACGCTGCGCGAAAAGTGCCTGACGGTGCTGTCGCGTGGTGGCTTTACCGCGGACGAAATCGCCGACCGGCTGGGGGAAAGCATCCTCACCATTCGCCCCCGTGTCACGGAACTCAACAAACTTGGAATGATAAAGGACACTGGCGCCCGCCGGCCCAATTCGTCGGGCCGCAAAGCCATCGTCTGGTGTCATGCCGATGGTTGGAAAAGTAACGGTAAAGCCATCGTCTGGTGTCATGCCGGTTGAGCAATATTGGGCTGTCAAGCCCGCTGACAACAACCCTAAAACATACACAACAGGAGCCATGAAATGGTTGGAAAAGTAACGGACGATAAACAGATGAGTGTTTCACGACTGCCCGCTCTATTGGGGCATTCGCCCTACAGTAGCCGCAATGAGGAACTTCAATATTCGAGGGATGCCATCGCCGGCACCCTTGAACCTTGGGCCGGCAACGAGGCAACAGGCTGGGGGAATACACTAGAGCCGGTCTGCATCAAGATCGCCGGCGAACGCCTCGGCGTGGACCGGCTGGTGACCGAGATCACCGAGCCGTACATCCACCCGGAACTCCCCCTCCAGGCATCGCTCGACGCTGTCGGTGAGTTCGAGAAACCGGTGACGTTCGTCACCGATCCCGACGCCGGCATCTATGTGGTCGGCGCCGACATCATTACCCTGGACGGCTGCGGTTGCATCGAAAACAAGGTCACCTCGGTGCGGCCGGAAGACGTGCCGGCGCTGCATCGCGGCCCGATCCAGGCGCAGGGTCAGATGATGTGTTCTGGATTCAAGTGGGCCGCGGTATGCGTCCTGTATCAAGGCATCGAAATGCGGATATTCCTGTTCGCGCCGCACCCTGGCACCGTCGCCGCCATCTCGGAAGCGGTGCTGGATTTCGACCAGCGCCTCACGACGGGCGAATGGTACGATCTGGAACGGGCCCACCCCGGCGATGCGCTACTGCTGTACCCGGAAGCAGATGAGGAGGTGCCGATCATCCTTGAAGCAGAATGCGCGACCTTCGCCAAGGCCATAGTAACTTCTAAGGAAGCGATCAAAACGTGTGAACAGGTGATAGGTGACGCAAACCTCGCGATCCAGAGTTATATGGGCAACCACGGCCTCGCCAAGTGCGGCGCCTACGAGATCAAGTGGGGGATGCGAAACATGAAGGCGCAGCCGGAAAAGACCACGCCGGCCAAGGCGGCGAAGACTGTCCGTTCCAAGACGGTAACCGTGAAGGAGGTGGCGTGATGGGTATCCCAGCAACCACCGGCATGCTGACGCCGACCACGTTCGAAGGCGCCGTCAAGTTCAGCGAGACACTGGCGTCGTCATCGATGGTGCCGGCAAACTTTAAGGGAAAGCCCGGCGATATCCTTGTCGCCATCCAATGGGGCAGCGAAATAGGTTTGCCGCCGATGCAAGCCTTGCAGGGAATTGCCGTCATCAATGGAAAGCCGGCCATATATGGCGATGCCATGATGGCGCTGGTGACCAGCCACCCAGAATATGGCGGGCATCAAGAAAACATCGAAGGGGAAGAGGCTACTTGCACGATTGTGCGGGTGGTAAAAAACCGAGACGTTGTCACCACGCGGACATTTTCTGTCGGTGATGCCAAACGCGCCAACCTGTGGGGGAAGGGCGGTCCCTGGAAGCAGTATCCAAAAAGGATGCTGGCGATGCGGGCGAGGGGATTTGCGGTGCGCGATGCGTTCCCCGACGCCCTCAAAGGCGTCATCAGTGTAGATGAGGCAGAAGACTATCCGATCAAGGATGTCACGCCGCCGGTGAACCCGCTCGACGCCATTGCGGCGCCGAAACCGGGAAAAAAGGCCAGCGAGGTTGAGGCCACAGAGGCTTCAGAGGTGGCCGATGGCCCTGGGGTGCCGGAAGATACGCAAACGCTTGAGGCGTCCTCTGAGACGCCTGTCGAGGAAATGGACCCCGATGCCCCGGCGTGGGAGTTGGTTATGCCCAATGACGGCGAGATCGACGCCTGTGGGTCCGTATCCGAGTGGATCGCCACGTTCACCGACGTGGTCAATCGCATCGCCGACGATGGCGAATGCATTTTCACTGTTCGCCGGCACGATATCGCCGCGTTCAAAAAGAAAAACAACGACACCATCGCCCGTATTAAGGATGAGGCTCCAGCGATGGCGGAACAGCTTGCCAAGGACTACAGGCGGCTGATCCGCATGCTGTCGGCGAAGGCGAAGGAGGCGGGAGAATTGAGTGCCAAGGCGAAGGAGGCAGGGGAATGAGGGCGGGCCTGACCAAGCAGCAGCGGCGGTGCCTGGAGTTTATCGATGGATACATCGATGCCAATGGCAACGCGCCAAGCTATGAGGATATTCTCAATGGTATGGGGTTGGCGTCGAAGAGTGGCGCCTCTCGGCTGGTAACCGCATTGGAAATGCGCGGCTATATTACGCGGTTGCCTCACCGAGCCAGGACCATCGCCATCGTCGCAGATGTTGACACAGAGGTGCCAAAGCTGCGACAGATCGCGGCGGCGGCGAAGATATATTTTCAGGCCCACGATGCCTGGCAAGTGTTTCGCCAACGCCATCCACATCACGCCGACAACTCAGAGTACCACGCGCCGCTGGTATCGGAACGGTTCAATAGGCTAAAGGAACTGGTGCAA